GCGCAGCGCTTTAGTCGCCGTCTTCCTCAAGGCCCTCCGAATCGTCCGGTTCGTCAGAATATCCATCTGACGGGGCATCATCCTTGTCATAGTCAGAAAGCCTCCTCAGGATGGCTTCAATAGGGTCGCGAATGAGCTGCTCGTCAACTTCCACGTCGTAGCGCGCCGACAATTCGGCGGCTAACGCGTCCGGAAAGGAATTGAGCAGCTCCACTTTGGCTGCGGTGATCATGGCTTCGAAACGCTCGACCAGATCAGCCGCAATCACAACCTCGCCCAGATCCTTGGCCATCGCGAGTTCTTCGCGGTCGGCACGGATCCGGTCGAGCCGGTCGCGTGAAGATTCTTTTTTGCCGTTGAGTGCGGCTTGGTGCATCAGCCACTGAATGACGGCTTCGGTGTCGTATTGGTTTTCGTTGCCCCGACCGAGGCCGAACTCGGTCACAGGCATGCCGTCGTTCTGCCATCGGGTCAGGGTGCGTTCATCACGGCCGACGATCTCGCTTAAGTCGGCCTTGCTAACTGACCTGCCCATATCTATCCCTTTGAAAAGACGGACATCCCTGCCAAATTCTCAGCTGCAGAGATCCCGCGAGTTCGCTAACCCGTGTAGGGGGCGGCCCTCAGGGAGGACCCGGAAAAATGGCGCCCCCACCCGGCCGCCGACCTAGCTTCGGTCGGTCGATGCCGAATCCGAAACGCCCAGCCGCTTGGCAGCCCACCGTTCGTACAACCCGATGGCTACATCGGCACCGGCCATTGCCGTCAGGCAACCCAAGGCGCCCGCCGTCCAGATCGTCATGCCGGCGGCGATCATCAGCATCATCGCCGACACCCCGCAGACAATGCAGGCACCGGATCGAAGCGCGAGGCGGCGCAACAACGCCCAGCCCCGCGCCCCATCCTTGTCTGCTCGCCACATCTCCCCCGATACGCCACCGACCAGAGCCAGGACGATCACTAACCAGATCGGCATTTCTGCCAGTGCTTGTTGCTCGCTTGTCATCGCCTACCCCATGAACGCAAAAACCCGGCGCAATGGCCGGGTTTGGTGGTGTGGTGCATGCCGCTCTCTGCGGTCGCACGTATCGAAGATGACTACTTTTTACAGGTCGATTCCGGTGGCAGCAACCCTATGTTAATGCCACCCGGTGAATAAGTGGGTAACGCAGGGTGAACGCCTAGCGAATGTCGGTGAATACACCACCACGGCATTCTGTTGTTTCGGTGCTGTCCCATACGTCCCACTTTTCAGAATCGAAGTGGGACGCCTGAGAGCGCCTAAATTCGGGGCTTCGCCCCACTGTCCTACTTATATTTCTCCTTTCTCGTGTAAAGGAGGAAATTTAAAGAACACGCATGCGCGTGAAACGCGCGTACTGCTGCCCGCTACGCTTACACGGGCGGGAGGCACTTTGTAGCGGGACGGTGGGACAGCCCAACAACGACAAGGCTCGCACCTGTCCCACTGCATCAAAACGCAGCGAGGCAAGACGGGCCAGTGGGACAGCAACAGCGGGAGCAATGCCTGGGGTCACGCAGCCAGCCCCATCATCACGCCGAAGATCTGCAGATGCGCCTCATGCAAACGCTGGTAGTACGTGTCGCGGCCACAACCGCAGTGGGCATACCGCAAGCGCATATCCACATCGAGCGTGCAGTAATGCTCACGCACCACCGCCACCAGCTCCGGCGCGAGGTGCTTGGTCACGATCAACTCGATGTCCAACGAACTTTCCAGCGGCGCACGGAAGGCCCGCCGCCCCCTGATCAGTTGCCCGTTGCTCTCCATCATCATCGCAACCATGTTCCCCCCAGCAAGCCCCCCTTTCGAATGTTCGGAGTGCAGCTCCTGCGCCCACAACCTCAGCAGCGAATCGATCTCCTTAATCAAAGCAAGGCTCCTCGAACGCTTCCCGCTGCAACGCCGAAGCACCGCCCCACCCTGCTGGCTTCTTGTAAGCCCACGGCCGCTGTCCACTCTTCGCTAATGCAGGCAACCGCACGCGCCGCCAACCCAACCGATGCATGATCGCGCCGACGCGCATCTGCTCAGGTTTGCCCCAATGCCCAAAGTCCAACTTAAGCGCATTGGCCAGCACCTCGCTTCCGGTGGTCGTCTCACCGATCTGCGACTCTTCCAGCCAGGTCAGAATCGGCCCTTCCCATTCATCCACCACAAAACGCTCGTCCTGTTCCTCGCCGAACATAGCCGCCTCATCCAGCGTCACCCACCAGAGGTCACCCGCGTCGTAGCAGAACACCGCCTCGGCCCACAGCTGATCGCGCATCGAACGCAACAGATCCAGATCCACCTTGGTACACGCCACCGGCCAGTACCGCCGGTTGCCGGTGGCGTCCTTCAGGTACTCGTCTTGGTTGGTCGTACCCACGAAAACACACTGGCGTGGCACGTCCATCGTGCGGCGGCCGTAGCTCTCGCGATAAGTGTCAGTAGACGCCGAAAAGAACTGCTTAGCCTTGGTGCTCTCTGCCTTGTTGAAGCTATCCAGCTCACCCAGCTCGACAATCCACTTGCCCCGTATCGCCTGAAACCCGTCCTTGTCGCCCAGGGCAAACGGCGTATCCATGAACCACTCACCGCCGAGGATGCTCATTGCGGTCGACTTACCAGCGCCCTGCGCGCCTTCCAGAATCATCACCGAGTCAGCCTTGCAACCTGGCTTCATCACCCGCGCCACGGCCGACAACATCCAGCGCTTGCCAACCTTGGACGAATAGTCGGTCGCCTTGACGCCCATGACGTCCGTGAGCCAGCTTTCCAGGCGCGGCACGCGATCCCATTCAAGCTTGCGCAGGTACTGCCGCACTGGATGAAACGCATGGTCATGCGCAACCACACTCACCGCCTCGATCACATGCGAGGCCTTGACCCGCAAGTTGTATTGCTGCGCGAGCCACTTCATCACCCGCACATCATCAATGTCCGCCCAATCACCCGTGCCGCCGCCATAAGGCGCCGCACGCAGCTTCACGATCTTCGAACTGAATGCGCTGTAGCTGATCACCCCAGCCCAACGTGGATCATTGGCCAATATCAATTCAACGTTCTGCATGTGTGCGATCAGAGCGCCGCTATCGCTGCGAGCTAGTAGATCTTTCCAACCACCTGCAGCCGGCGGCTTGACCACGGCCAGCACCTGACGGCGCACAGCCTCCAAACCCTCGGCGACATGCAGATCGTTGAAGTCGGTCCACTTCACTTCCCGCTCGCTGGAGAAGATCGGCGCAACCACCTGGCCACCGACGATCAGTGCCGCGTTATTCGCCTTCTCTTCACCGGGATTCCAAGCGTCACCGTTTGGCTTCGTGGTCTTCCAGTCATCGTCCCTGCAAATGATCAGAGGGCAACCGGCAAACCGCTCGCGCATGGCCTTACACACGGCCAGCAGGTTACCCGCGTCGAATGCCACCGCCACGGTCAGCGAAGTCGCCATATGCAGGCTGGCGCCTGTTGCGTAGCCCTCACATACCAGCACTGGATCACCCGGATCGGCATCCGGACCGATGAGGTGGAAAGCACCCTCTTTTGACATCCCGTAGGGCCAGTAAGACTTGTCCCGACCGGTATATTCCTGTTTGCTCGGGTAAATCACCTGAAGCCCGACGATATCGTCCCGCGCATTACTCATAGGAACCAGGACTGCCCCAGAACGCGGCGCGTAGCGTACCCGGAAACCGACAATCTGCTTGCGGTCCAGATACTCGCTACGACCTTTCACCGGCATGCGTTGGAACAAGCTGTCCGCTCGCTTTGCCGCTCGACGTGCCGCATTGACCGAGATCTCGGCAGCCCGACGCTTTGCCTCTTCCTGCCGAGCGCGCATGACCTCACGCTCTTCAGGTGACATCCGCCCGGCCTTGACCTTAATCTTCTGCGACTCACCCGAACGCCAATCACCGAATGCGCCGAAAATCAGCGTCTCGCCCTTCTCGGTGCGATGCTCGTGGGCGATGTACCAGCCGTTCTTTTCCTTGCCCTTGTCCTGCGCCGTCTTGCACCGGGTGAGCTTGCCGAACACCAATGGTTGCGCAGGCTCAAGCCCATAGTCGGCGAATTGCCCCAGAACCTCATCCAACATGGCAAGCCCCCTTCAGTTCGTCGACAGAAAGGCATCCCACACACTGCGTGCAGCCGGGCTGCGCCAAACGGCGGGCTTCAGGGATAGGGTCATCACACGTTTCGCAGAACAGAAACGAATGCGCCACCAAGGCAGGCTTGGTGGCGTTGCGTGCTGCGAGCGCTTGATCGATACGTTCCTGCACCAGGTCATTTGCGAAGTCAGCAATGTCAGCCACGATCAACACCCCGCGTCGTCTGGTTGACATACGTGGCGCGGTTGAACAATCCCAACAGCCCTTGAATCCCACGGAACACCTGCAGGCGAATCGCGGCGAGTTCCTCATCAGAAACCACCCCGTCGCCAATGCTCTTGGCCCAGGTATCCGCCAGATCCGCCACTTGCCGGAAGTACTCGGCAATCCCGGTGGTCAGCGTCTCGGGCATGTCGTTGGTGTACGCCTCAGCCAGCTCCTGCCAAGTCGTGTCACCGACCAAGGCATGCACTGCATCCAGAATGCGGCGATCCTTGGTCAGCTCCAGAATCTCGCCGAACTCTTGTATGTTCACCGTGTGGCTGGGGTGGGTTGGGGACAGCTTGTGCTGCAGCGTGGTCGCATTCCGGCCGGTGGTGGCGGCGATAGCTGCGGCGCCGCCGGGGTAGTCCCGTGCGGCATGGTAAAGCGCAAGGTCGAGCGGCAAGACTTCCCGCTGCGCCCGGTCTAGAGAGCTCAGAATGATACGGCTCATGGCATTAATCCTTGTAAGTTGCCAGTGCCGCGCGACATGCAGTGGTGATACATTTGCCGCGTGGCTTGAAAGGGCC